ATTACATCCACCAAGGCCAACGCAGCCAAGTACCTCTTCCGTGTCCCTGAAGAACTGTGGGCCGACGTAAAGGGTCATGGACTCCGTAAGGAAGACGGTGGAGACTACGAGATCCTCTGGGGACGCCAGGGCGTTGTCTGTGGTGCTTATCCCGGTGGCAAAGTTTCTGAGCCCGGCCAATACCTCTTACAAGGCGATCTGAGCAAAATCCCGACAGCTCCTGACTGGTTGCTGGCAGAAATGAAGCAACCTCCACGCACCATCAACAAAAAAGATCTCGACTTCTCTGATCGCACTCAGGATGAAATCGCTCAGATCATCCATGAATGCCTTTCGGTCATCACGCCCCAAGGGAAAGGCACCCGTGATCACTGGGTCAAAATCGGGATGGCAATTCACTCTGCCCTTCCCAATGACCTGGGACTCCACCTCTGGGCAGCTTGGTCCTGTGAAGATCCTGATTACGCCTCTGAATGGGAGGATGAAAACCCTTGTGAAGAGCCTTGGTACTCCTTCAAGGGCAATGGCGTTGGCCTGGGAACTCTGATCTGGCTCGCAGACCGGGAGGATCCTCAACGGAAACGATTTTCAGACGACATCTCCCAGATCGTTCAATCCGCAGAAGCCAAGGTTGTAACTGAATACCGCCAGGCAACTCTTGAGTTTGAGGAGGTGATGAAGCGTGCCAAGCGCATCCTTGAAATCGATAACCCTGCTGAGGTCAACTACAAGCTCAACTCTCTTGCGCTTCAAGCTGGCTATCGCGATCAGTCCGCTCTTGAGAAACTGATCGTTGATCAGATCGCATTTGAGAAGGCGCAGTCGCTGATGACCGTTGAGAAGTTGATGGAGCTGGAAGACAAGCGTGGCTACTTGATTCCTGATGTCCTTCCGCACCCCTCAGTGATCCTGATTTATGGCGCTGGTGGTGATGGCAAGTCCACAGCCGCTTGGACGCTGGCTAAGCACATCGTTAGTGGCAAAGCCTTCAAGGTTCGTGGCGCAGAGGTTCCTGTAGAGCAAGGCCCTGTCCTTCTCTTGAATGGCGATCAACCGTTGATTCAGCTCAAGGAACAGCTGACTGAGAACGACTTCCCAATCAACGATCAGACCTTCATCCAGACCGACTGGCAGCTTCAGCGCTACGCCCAGTTCATCAAGCTGATGGAGACCTACAAGCCCAAGCTGGTGGTCATCGACTCCTTGATCGGATGCTCTGGTGGCAAGGCGTTTGACGAGAACAAGTCTGACTTCGCTACTCCGCTGTACTGGTTGACCAAGAACAACGGTGATCTGTTCCCAGCCACCACGATCCTGATCATCCACCACGCCAACAAGAACGGTGGCTTCCGTGGCACCTCAGCCATCCGTGATGCCGTTGATGAAACTTGGGCGCTCCACAACCCCCATAGCGCTGAGAAGAAGCTTGAGAACCGCCTCATGAAGGACGAACGGATCGAAAAGCATGAACGGGTCATCTTCATCGAGAAGAGCCGTTGTGGACGCTCTGGCACCAAGCTCAAGCTGGGTCAGAACCAAGACCTCAACTTCTACATCGAAGACTTCACGCCTGAGGTTGATGATGACGACACCGCTCCAGCGTCAGTGACTGGTCGGGTTCTTAGTCGCCTTCGGGTTGCTCACCCTGAATCTCGCTCCAAGAACGATTTGATCCTGGATCGCTTGGTTGCTGGTTCTCCTGCTGCCATCAAGAAAACGCTCCAAAGGCTGGAATCTCAACAGCTGATCGTCTCGCACGTCCCAGAAGGATCTCGAACCAAGCAATACAAAGCCAACCTCGCGTGTGGAGAGGTGTGGAAGGTGTCCCCTTCTGGAGCGTATGCCAGTGCTGACAACGGATCTGATGGGGGACAACAGGAGGGGGACACACTCTCTTGTCCCCATCTGATGAATGGAGCGGTTGAGATTGAGCTGAGCGAGGAAGAACAGGGACAAATCTAGGTGTCCCCATACCCTGTCCCCACCCAGATCCATTGGTACGACTGGCATCTGGGCTTCGGGGACATATTTTTCATCTATACGCGCGAGGGATGAACTGGACTGAGATCTTGGGACGGGGCAACGTCCCAGAACCTCCTGGCTATCACGAGACTATTGCTCGCCTACAGTCCAAGCCAGACAAACCGCGTGTCAAACCGTCTCAAAAAAGGAAAAAACCTAAGAGGCGTAAGTAACATCCTGCCATGAAAGAAATCAAAACCTATCTTCCTGAAGAGCTTGTCGATCGGCTCTCTGTCGAAGCTAAAGAAAAAGGTGTTCATAGGTCAGAATTGATCCGTGAACGCCTCTCCCAACCGCCCAATCACTACGGACTCACCACCAGTGATTTTCATAAAGCTGTTACAAAGGTGCGTCGTCGATCCAGCTATGGTCTGGATAGGCAGCAGGCTGAAAGCATTGTCGCCACTGTCTTCAACGAACTCTTCAGCCCCAGCGATGGCGACTAAAAACGTTCAGCTTCACTATTGTCAGATCGCTGATGAACACTGCCCTTTAGCAATTACTCGGTTCACGTCGTTCGACATGGACGACAAGCCGCTCGCTGTTGAGCAAGTCACCTATGAATCCAACATGGATTACATGGAGCGGCAAGTTATCAACGCACTGTCTTGCAACGTCGAAGTCAGCATCCTCACAGCAACACCAATCCACGAATTTAAACGACTGTATTATTTGTTCAACAATGACAAATGAACGTGCAGATTTTTCGGCACGATAAAGAATGGATTGTGCTAACTGAGTCTTACGCGCTAACGTTCCACCAAACGCTTGCTGGGGCGATGGATCATGCCGCAACCGAAATCGGGGCGTCAGATCATCATGGAGCGTCTCAACAAAGCAATTCAGCTATCGACAACAGCTGACCTTCAAAGAGCTGCAATGTTCCTAGAAGGAGCCAGACAGGTCAGGCTTGGCTCTCGCCGTCAACGCACCAATGCACGCTCTGCTCAAGCAACTGCGTGGAAGAAAAAGGTTGACGACTCGATAACATGGTAACATTCGTTTAGTATTTTAGAGCCGATGGCAACGAAGCACGGCAACCGGGTATATATCCAAGTCTTACTTGAGCCTTTTCGCGGTGAACTCTTTATGCAAGAGGCCGATGCTCAAGGCATCAAACCATCAGCTTTAATCCGCCAGCTGGTCTACGACTATCTCGCAGAAAACACCAAGGAAGAAGCCTATTGCGAAGCCTTAGTCAATGACAAGCAAAAATGGCAGGACGCTGTAGATGCCAGGCTTGAAGGCAGGGCCAAGAATCGCCGCTCCAGAGTCATGCAGTTTCAACAAGACATCGACGCATCAAATTGACCGATGTGGCCAACTGCTTGCTTTAGCAACTTGGCCTGATGCCAGTTGGTTCGTACCAGAGACACGCAAAGCTGCTTTAACGCATCCTCGTCGCCACAGCTTTGAACGTCTCGAACAGTCCGCTCCAGTTCCAACTCCTCTTCAAGGCTTTGGTTGACGATCATCCAGTCTGCCCAACCCATCGAATTGTTGCAGGATGTACTTTTCAGAATGGTAAGCACCGTTTTTGTGCATGTCGATGACATCAACTACCCATGGCACAAGCCAATCATTCACCCGTGAACACTGATCCCAGTTCACTGGCTTGGCGCACTGCACAACAACAGTCGTCCAGAACGCACTGATAAACGCCCAGATCCAGTACAGGTCACTCATTAACGAGAATCACCCATCCCGTACCAGGGCCTTCCGCTTGCCAACGCTGGTAAAACGCTGCTTGCCTCACACGGACGTTACGTCCTAGATGCGGATTACTGTGGCCACCCTTCTCCATTTCGGGATAGCCACGAGGGTCTTGCATGATCCATTCTGGATCGTTGCTGTTCTTGCCTGCATAACCGCTGATTACGCTCCAATGACCGCAGCCAAGGCCATTGCACATTGGTGGTTCGCCACGAAGCATGTTTCCAGCGTGCAACCAGCCAACCAGCACTGGCCTGCCAGCTTCGATCTCTAGCTCCACCATGTCAGCGTCACCGTCTTTGCGGAACTCAGCTTTTAAGCCAAGGGTGCCTAGAGCTAAGAGCTGTGCATCGACTGAGGTTGTATCACCAAACTGAGCACGGATCTCGTTGTACTCATCGTCTGTACGAACCTTCTTGTAAAACGCTGCCACCATCGCAGCTGCTGAGCTGAAACACTCGCGGTATCCCGTTCCAGTCTTGTTGTCGAGCTGCTTGAAGTAAGGCATGTAGATCTGCTGGTCATATCCACTCTCCTTCCACGCCTGAAACCAATCAGCTTCGTGCTCCTCCAGTAGCTCCGCTGGCATTGACTCCTCAAGTTGTTTAATTGCAGCCAGCTGGTGGGGCGTACCACGGAAAAACTGGAAAAACGGCAGCAGAGCAAGACCCATGGCCCCAAGCAGCAAGGTCACTTGGATAATGCCGGATGCCACCTACTTTTCAACTCTAGTGTCAGGCAACAGCAAATCCTTGAGATGCTTGACCGCAAGATCATCCAAATCGTTGTCGGTGCGCGTGACGATCCGCTCCAACATCGCAATGATCAACTCTTTGAACGCTCTGGAGCGCCACATCGTCATGACCAGAGGCTTAAGAACTAGAAGCATGGGATTGGCCTAGTTACGCTGTAACGGTAGCTCTGTTGCGTCATGGCCAACAACCCCGAAGAGCAGCACGAAAAAGAAGGCATCTGCGTTGCAGATGTCGTCAAATGCGGTGTTCTCGCTTGGAGCGCCACACTGCTGACCATCTCGTACCTAGGGATCTACCCCCAAATGAAGATGGACAACACCTTTGTCGCTTCTCTGCTGACTGGCGCGATGGCATCGTTCGGCATCGAACGTAAGTCCAATGGCAATGGAAACAAGAAGCCGACTATTGTTGACAACAAAGACACCAAAGTCGGCATCAAATGACCCGCACACTTTTGGTATTGGGCATCACTTTGGCAGCTGCTTTGCCTGCTAAGGCAGACATCACCCACAAGATTCAGTCCTCCGTGCAACTCCAAGTCGATGGGGCAGCATCCCAGGCATCAAGGATCGGTTCCACGTTGGCTGTGTCTGGCTCTAATGTCAGTCTCGATACCGTTCCTGTTCTTGGTACTCTCAGTGCTGGTGACGCTGTGGGCTATACACCAGGTGAGTACAGCATCACGACAGCAGGAGATGCCTTCTCTTACAGCGAGTCCTACATCGAAGGCGATGCAACCCCAACTGCCACCTCGGTAAGCAGCGGTGTCGTCACCAGCCTTCCAATGCTCGGCAACACCACCACAACTTCAGGCGGTGTGGCTGGAAGCCTTGCTGGCACGATTGCCTCTGATGGTGCAATGACAATCACAGCTGGTGGAGCTGGAACCACTGCAACAGGACAAGTGGTTCTCAGTCTGGAAATTGACTGATGCGTTGGTTAGCGCTGCTGTTGTTATCCGCTCCAGCAGCAGCAGCCCCAATCGTGCCTCAATTTACGCAGGGCACGATGACCTCTCACACAGAAACAACCAGCAAGGTCACTGAAACGATTGTCAGCGAGAACTATTCGACGGGTTTTGAATACAGTGCTAGCGGAGTGAATATCGCTCCAGATGCTGCAATCAACCCTGTCTCCACCACAACGGTCAACGGATGGACCTCCTTAGGAGAACGACCAAACTGGTCAATCGTCAAACCTGGAGAAGCCTTTCAGTTCGTCGAAAGCCTGAAGGGACCAGGCTTGTCGAACGTCACAACCATTCAACGCACCACCGAAATCACAAGCGTTACCGATACGGTTTCCTCCTTCTCGGAATAATCGCCACCGCTCCAGTCGACGCACAAGACGTTGGCGGTATCTCTGCAACCGCATCTCCAACTGCCACATCCTCTGGGTCGGTGTCTAACCAAGCAGTGCAGATCTTGCAGGGCTCAGCAATCACTAACACCTACGGAGGATCTATTCAGTGTCAGTCACCCACTCTGACGGTTACCCCGTACCTCAACCGCACCAAATCATGGGGGCTGCCTTACGAGTACAGCTATCCAGATCCGGTCTATGACCTGAGTGATCTCAATGATGACGGCGTTTTAGACAATCCAGGAGATGTCCTCTTCTATAAAGACACACGCACAGGGCAAAAGGACAACCACAACTGGAATGTGGGCTTATCGATTCAGGCAACCATTCCGCTAGATCAAAGTCTGCAGGATCGCTGTAAAGAGGCAGTCGATACGCAAATTGCGATCCAAAAACAACACCTCGCCAATAAGCGACTCGACTTCGAAATCAGCCGACTAAAGCACTGCGGTGAGCTGAAGATGAAAGGCATTCGCTTCGCCAAGAACAGTCCTTACGAAAAGGTCTGTCGCGATGTGCTCGTTCACCGGCCCGTTCCACATACCCATTCTATCTCCGTAACGACCTCTGGAACTTCCTCCGCTCATAGACACTCTCAACCTTGACCTTCTTACCCAGTGCCTTTTGAAGTTTCTTCAACACCTTCTTCATCAGCGGCCTGATCGCCTTCAGCAGTATTGGCGTTGCCAAAGCGGCTGATATTGCAATCGCTGACGTTCCAGCAGTATTGACCGCTTGTGGGATGGTTGGGATCGCCTCAATAATGCGTTGAGGCAGTGGCTTCATCTCAACCGTTGGTTCTGGAATTGCTGGCGGTGCTTCTGATTTTGGCGCTTCTTTTGTGGGGAGTTTGACTGGTGGTGGTTTTGCAGCTGGCGGATCAGCGGGTCTAGGTGCTGCAGGTTTAACAGGCTGTGGTTCAACCTCAGGCTCCATATCCATTGGATTGAAGTGAGGTATCTCGATCACTGGAACGCCAATGTCCAATGTGATCGGCGGCGCTTGCGGTATTGCTACAGGTGGCAGATCAACAGACGAGTTAATCTCAGGCACAACGATCTCTCGGATCTCCATGAAGTCAGAGCGGTTTACAGCAGGTCAACTTTGGATTGAACGTAACCGCAGACGTGAAGGACCGCCTGTTGTTTACACCGTAATGTCAGGCAAAACAGCTCGGCCATTCACCGATCCAAAAGCAATCCTCAAGTGGGTCAAATGGCCCAAAGGCACACCAACTGGTGATGCTTTACGCGAATGGTTGGCGTCGTTTGAGCAGAAACCTCAAGCACCCGCGCCAGAACTTGATATGGCAAAAATCAAGGCTGAAGGCTTCGGACCTGAAGCTCATGACGACGATCCAACCGCTAACACTAAAATGGTGACGTGATTGCAGGGCCTGTCTCCGTTGGCAGCTTTGGCATCTCAGGCATTTCTGGGACGGGCACCTGATCAAGAATCGTCTTCGTCAGCTCTAGCTTCAGATTGCTGGCGTAATTTTTGACCATTGATGGAACGCGAGTGTAAGCCACCACGCCCATTACAGCCATCGTTCCAGACATGACGAAACCGAGAACGCCAAGCAGGTTGTAGACCTTTTGCATAGTTGTTCAGCCAACAAAAAGCCCCCGCGCTCTGCACGAATACGGGGGCTCCTTGCTGTCTGTGTGAGGAGACGATTGAGTTATAGCTCAGAAGCTAAATTTGGCACCAGTCTTGAAACCAAGGCCGACTTCATCGCCAGTGCTGAAAGAAACCTCACCGTAAAGAGGACCACCGCTGATACCAGCTTTGCCGGTCAGCTCGATCTCTTTATCGCCAGCATCAGGGAAGACGACAGCAGGACCAGCTTGCACATAGGCACCGTTGTCGAAGTCATAGCCAATGTGACCTTCGAGAATGCCTGACCCCGTTCCAGAATCCAGCCCAGCTGACATGTTCAGCTCAGGATTGACGTACCAGTCGGCTTGAGCAGGAGATGCCAGCACAGCTGCTGAAACGGCGACACCACTCGCAATGAGAAGTTTGAACATTGGAAGGAGAATTAACGTTTTCCCTGGCCACGATACTTCTTCCGTCCATGGGACGGTTTGGAATGTGATCCATTACCTTGACGTGTCTTTTTTGGCTTGCTAGGGACAAAATTTTGCCCACTAAGTGACTTAGCCATTAGATGCCGTCAGTTGAATTCAAGCTCTGGTACTTGAGAGCCAGACCTGTGAACAGACCATATTGAGGGTGGCTGATCTGGTCGCGACCATCAAGGAAGTACAGCTCTTCGAGCCACAGCGTCCTAGCAGCCATCGCTTGCACGTCTTCCGCTCCAGGCTTAGCGGCGATCATCGGGTCAGGGCGTTGCATTACTCAGAATCAGCGGGTTCAGGCGTGTTGCCTTCAGCGACCCACTCAAGGTACTCCTGATAATCGCGGTTGGCGGGGTCAAAGGGAATAAATTGACCGGTTGTTAAACAGTGAATAACATCATTAACAACAGTGCCTGATTCAGCACTCCAGCACACTTGGTAAGATTTCATTTTTAAAGCTCCGCAGCAGCTGTAAAGTGAAAATAAGTAAACGAGTTAGCAGAAACTGAAGTACCTAAAGAAACACCTCCTAAGCCAGTCATGCCATGATTGCTTGCGCTGGAAATAGTATTGGTCCCTGAAAACACTCCATATGTAGAATTGCCGGTTGAGAACCTATCCTGAGTACCACCTTTTGCGTAAAACACTACAGTTGGCGCGGCTCGCATAGTTACAGGAAATTGACATGTAGTTGAGTGATCACTTCTGGCGTCGCTTGAGTAGTTTCTTATGCTTTTAATACCGATACTTGTATTAGTGCCAGGATTAACTCCGTCATTGTAACTTTTACAGAAATACCTTTGACACCTAGCAAGCTCATCGCCGTAGCTTCTGTACTCAAACGGTGTCACCTTCTCCCCCATTTCAAACTGAATTCCCGTGATTCGCAAAGTAGCATTTGCAGTATTAAAAAAATCTACTGCGTTATTGCTGCACCTTTTGTCTCCAGAAGCCCATTGATTTAAGGTAGACGTTTGATAATTACTGCCAGTACCTAAGTCCCACTGAATATACAGAGCGAGTCCGTTATCAGTTCTAAATGTTCCAGAGGTCGGCCCTGGCACGCTAATTGTTTTGAACTCCCAAGTATCAGCTGTGTCAATAGTGTAATTAGTAGCGTAATGCTGATCAAGGCTTCCAGAAAAGAAAGCAAAACTATACGTTCCAGTCAGGGAACTTTTAATCCAAAAAGAAATAGTTGCAGCCTTGGCAGCAGACGTGCCCCACCTTAACGATCTCATGGAATAACCTTCCATGTTGTGCCTAATAAATCGGTTGGTATTAGCACTCCTGGCAACAGCAGTAGCGCCAACCTCAATCAAAAGAGAATTTACAAAACCATCTGGCACATTGGCTGATTGACTGCATTGGCCTGTTGTGTTGCCTTCTCCCCGAACATTCCATCTATCAGTTATGTACTTGCCATTTGTAAGCGTTCCAATCGCGCTGCTACCGCTGCCCCTTTGGTCTACCTCTTGAGCCCCGTTTATGATCAAATTACGACCACTGAACGCACCAGCAGTCGGCAGCTGTTGACCGTCAATCTGAACGTGACCGCTGTTGTCAATCGCGATGCCACCATCATCCGTGGAGGTGTTCTTGATTGAGTTGACCTTGATGGTGCTCATCGGTTAAACCTCAGCAAGCCATGAGGACGCATGGCACGCAGTAACTGCCATCACTGTAAGTCGTCGAAACCGTGGTGCTAGTCACCTTGGCAATGGTCTTGGAACGCACGATGTCGTCATCCTGCGGTTTTGCCGTTCCATCACCAGCAGACATCAGCAGATCACCGCGTGCAACGGTTGTGCCCTGTGCAATGCGGATCACAAAGTCACCCGTCATCGCGCAATAAAAGTCGTTGGTGTAGGTGTCATCGTCATCGTCCCAGCGCACAAAAACACCAGCCACGTTGGCATCTCCCTCAACATCGCTGACCTTTGTGCGATTCAGCTGTTCGTTGTCCTCCTCGCCCCATTCACACATTTCATCAAGATTGCTCAATACCGAGCCACGCAAGATCTCGATGCGTTCTGCACCGCCTTCAAGTTGTGACCAACGTGCAAGGTGGCCGCCACCGTAAGTGACGGTACTCCCAGAAACTGAAATAGTCCCCTCTTGAGTGTCACCTTGTCGCAACTGAATAATTACGCCGTCATTTGTTCTTCGGTTAAAAACAGCAACTGTGTTGCCAGCCCTATTGCAACGTAAAAATCCATCCATTCGGAAGGTAAGACCCGGTGTATCACCATCCGTAGTGCGGCCAACGAGTACTTGAGTACCATCAATCCGCATCCGCTCAGTGTTTCCAGTTCTAAGTTGCATTGAGTCATTAGAGTGCTGATACTCAATGCGCCCAGCTATTCCAGACGAGTCTGAGAAGTGGATATTGCTATAAGAATTGTTGGTAGAAGTAATGTCTAGGCATGGGTTGCCTGATGACGACATGTTTAGAAGTTGACTAGGCGATGAGGTGCCCAGTCCCAACTTTCCCGATGAGTCAAAGCGTGCGGCTTCAGATCCACCTGCAGCAAAAGACAACCCACGGTTGCTATTGCCATGCCCGATGGACATTTTTTCTGAATCAAAGCCAATATATCCACTGTATAAAGATGCGCCTCCCTGAATACGAACTGACCCAGAGTTGCTTGCGGCATCAGTGTCTCCTGAGCCCCGAACGTGAAGTGTTGTTGAAGGCGAGGTCGTCCCAATACCCACGCCCGTACTGTCTTCGACCATGCTGGAATACTCCAGCTCGCCAGCAATCCCGCTGTTCTTCAGGAACTGATTGGCAGACCCTGCGCTAGTCGGCAGTGTCAAAGTAATATCCGACCCAGATGGACTGGTGTCTGCTGGTGCGTCGAGTGAAACGCTACCGTCGCT